AAACTAGGCACAATGTTAGACGTGGTATTACCTTAGAAAAAGGTCGAGTTATTGTTTTTAGCGACGCCCACTTCTATCCTGACGATACTACGACAGCGTTTAAAGCGTTAATAGAAGCCATTAAAGAGTTTAAGCCTGACGTTATTGTTTGTAATGGCGACGCTATGGACAACACTTCAAACAGTCGTCACGCGCCGATAAACTGGCACAAAGCACCAACTGTTGTAGAAGAACTACAAGCAGTTCAGCACTACCTTGGCGAGATTGAATCTGCTAGTACATTCAAATCTAATCTGATATGGACGTTAGGCAACCACGATTCGCGTTTTGAGCAATATTTAATAAATCAAACGCCTCAGTATGGCGGCGTTTTTGGCACAAGTTTAAAGGATCATTTTCCCAATTGGAAGTCTTGCTGGTCATATTTTATAAATAACGATACACAAATTAAACATCGATGGAAAGGTGGTAAATATGGTGGTGCCAACAATGCACTTCATTCTGGAATTAATTTTGTTACAGGTCATACTCATGTATTAAGCGTTGATCCATACACAGACCATAGTCCTAATTATCAAAATGGTACAAGGTATGGCGTCCAAACAGGTACACTTGCAAATCCTAAAGGCAATCAGTTTATTGACTACTGCGAAGATAACCCTGTCAACTGGCGTTCAGGGTTTGTTATGCTCACTTGGCATAATAGTCAATTGCTTATGCCTGAGATGATACAGGTTTGGGATGAGGAAGAAGGACAAGTGCAATTTCGTGGCAAAGTGTACGGCGTATGATTCCTACGCCAAAGATATGTGAAATCATATACTGTATGGTGGCTCAACTGCCGCCACTCGATAAATGGAAGTTACCTAATACAGCACAAATTAAATTTATCTGTGTTGACGAAGTGTACGTTGATGACGCTAAGACTATACCTGCGTACGCTACGTATATGTACAACGATGAAACTGAACTACACGAGATAGTTATAAATAAATCAAAAAATCAAACTTATGACGAATTACTTGGTAGTATTTTGCATGAAAGTATACATATGAAGCGATTTAAGACTAAATATTGGGCAGACCACGATAGGGTATTTAAATCCTACGCTAATCGTATATGCAAACTATACGGCCTGCCCAAGATAGGTTTCTAAGCTCTAGCTTCAACATACAAACCTAGATTAGCCAAAGCGTACGCAAGAAAAGTAATGCCCATGCCTACTTTGTTTTGTATTAAAAAACTTACGCCGATGTAGACGTAAATCAAGCCAACAAAGATAATTAGATTAGTAGTCATTTCTCACCTGCACACTTTAATATTAATCTTACAACTATTGTTTCTAAAACTTCTATTTCAGCCTTTGCTTTATGGTAATCGTCTTCATAAAATGCTTGACCAATAGTGCTTTCAACAATCTTTCTCAACTCCGCTATTTCTTCGGCTTGTTGACGTAGCATACGAGATGCTTGGTCATTAAAACTATTATCGCCAGCGCCTTCTACTGCATCTGCTAATTCATTTGCAGTCATTTCTCACTCGCTTTCATCTCACTTGGCGCGTTCCAACCTGCAGCTTTAAAGCGTTCTAGTACGTTGGTGCTACACGCGGGCACATACTTCCACTCTTTGATCTGCCAGTAAGACATAGGTTTAACGGTTGGTTTCTTTTTCATTTTGCTTTCCTTGTGTTAACTTCACGATAGGCTTTAATTGCCACTTTTAAATCTTTTTTTAACTGCTCCATTTCATACACATCATCAATTACTTTGTGATACGTTTCAGTCGCAAACTTCACTAGGTTTGCGTGTGACCAGGTTGAAAAGTCAGGTTCAGTCATGGTGCTACGGCCTCCTTCATAATCTCAATACGTTCACGGCTTACACGCAAGGTGTTATACCTCATGTGCAAACGCTCCAAAATAGACGCACGCTTTAACGTACGTCTTTCTTCTTCCAACATCACTAATACTTCAGCCTCTGTTAGCTGGTTTAGTACGGCTTGCAGCTTGCGCCAACTTAGCGGTTTCATTTTCTACCTTATTTTCTAAAATTAATACTTGGTTAATAATCTTTTTAAGTGCGCGCATAGCGGTGTTGTATTCACGCATCCGTATAGTTTCTTCAGCGTATGCGGCCTTTAACTTTGCCTTGTAATTCTCTAATCGTTTCATTTCACCCTCATCTTTCTACAATCTGCGCGTTCTTGTAGCGTAAAATCAGGGCTGATCTCTGCTAGTTCACAGTTCTTAATGCCCCAATGCGTCTGCTCGTCAGGTATGGCAGCATACACCATAACAACCAAGCACGTGGCTAATGCCGTTAAAAATGCAATTGATTTCATATATTGACCCCGCTTTTCTCATACAAAGTAAAGTTGTTTACTGGGTATCTCATCTTCACGCCGTCGTCCCATATTGCATCAATAACTTCACCACGCACGTAGAAACATCCGTCCATCGTCAAACCTGTTTCTGAGTACAAAAACATACGGTTTAAACCTTTATATACTTTGCCCTGCCTATCCTTACACACCTCATCAGTCAGCACAACCTTACCACCTGCTTGATTAGGCATTGACGCAATATCTTTTGCCTGTACTGATCCTATAAAACATAATGCAATTAATAATTTTTTCATTTTAATTCCTCCATCGCTATATCAGAAATAGCCCTTTTATCTTTTAGGGCGCCTAAAATACGTTCTTCAATTGTTTTGTTAGTGAGTAACAAATAAACCCATACTGCGTGCTTCTGACCAGACCTATGCAACCGTCCTACTGTCTGCTCATACAACTCTAGACTCCAAGGCAAAGATACAAACACCATCTTGCATCCGCCATGCTGGAGATTTAACCCATGCCCTGCTGACTTGGGATGGATTAATAACATTTCAATCTTGCCTTCGTTCCAACGCTCAATGGCCTTGTAATCATTAATCGTCTGCGCGTTGGGGTAACGACGCTTTAACTCTGCTAATTCTTCAACGTAGTTGTACACAATGATGGTGTTAGCGTGTTGGTTTTCCTCAATCAATTCATCTAGCAAGTCAAATTTATGACTACTAAACCATATCGGTACTTGCGTAACATTCATGCGCCCTGGTGTATCAGACGCTGTTGTTTCGGTGTTGTAAATAAACCCTGATGCCATCTGCGTTAACTTACCTGTCACAACGGCAGCACTTAGCGCCGTAATCTGTTCTTTCTCAAACTGCACAACAAATTCCTTACGCATCTTCTCGTAATGGCTACGGTCAGCCATATCGCAACGCATCTCGATTACATGGCAAGGTGGTAACTTGTCAGCGTAATCGCCAGCATCTAATAAAAATGTGGCAGGTTTGATTTCTTTCATCACCTGTTGTAAAGAACCAACGCGCGGCGCCCATTCACCAAAATCTTTATTCATTAACACAAAATACTTTTGCATAAACGCGCCTTTAGACCGCCCTAACAACTGTTGGTCGATGATCTTACATTGTCCAAAAACATCTTCAAGCCCATTGCTTGTAAAGCTACCTGTCAAACCCCAACGAATTTTAACGTGGTCAATAATTTTATTTAATGATTTAAAGCGTACGCCTGATGGATTTTTAAGTTTAGTCAATTCGTCAAACACGATGCCATCAAACGCTTTGATGTCAGATAAAGATTGCAAGTTATCGTAGTTAATAACAACCACTTGCGCGTCTGACTCAAACGCTGCTTGACGTTGCTTGGGTGTACCAACTGCTACGGCTAACTTCATATTGGGCGCCCACTTAGGTTGCTCGACAGGCCATACGTCTGTACACACGCGCTTGGGTGCCACAACTAACCAACGTTTAACAATGTTATAACGTAGCATCTCATCCATAGCTGTGAGCGTGATAGCAGTCTTACCTGCACCAACTGGCGCAAGAATCATAGCCCTGTCATTCTCATACAAGAAGTCAGCCGCTTTTTCTTGGTAATCTCTGAGTTTCAAGCCAGTCATCTATCTGCTCCTTTTCCCATAAACACGCATATTTTTGTGACAATCCCGTTACTTCACTTGCAAAAAACTTTTGTAACTCTGACAACTTACCATTAGGTGCTTTTAATTCCACAAACCATGTGTCACCATTGGGTAGGCACACTATACGGTCAGCAACGCCACTTTGCTTGATAGACCTAAACTTATAGGTCTTGCCACCAAGTGATGCTACTGCCCACAAAAAATATTTTTCAAGTTGTTTTTCTAACATGTAAAAAAGTTTAACACATAAAATAAAAAGTGTGTATAATAAAATTTCAATTCAACTAAAGTAAAGGAAATTAAAGATGGCAAATCATTCAAAAGTAGTCGGCGGTTCAACAGCCAAGCGTGTTATAGCTTGCCCAGGCTCTGTAGCGTTATGCGCAACAATGCCACCAAAACCTAGTAGCAAATACGCAGATGAAGGCACGTTACTACACGGCGCTATTGCACAAGTGCTTGACAAAAATGTAACACCTGAATCATTACTTGGTATGACGTATCAAGATCAGGTGCTGACAGAAGAACTGATAGAAAACAAATTACATGGCGCATTAAACTTACTCATGGAAGTAGATCCTAACCTTGAGATGGAATACGCTGTTGAAACAGAAGTTAACTTTGGTGACTTCTTGCCTGATGTCTTTGGCTCATGTGATTTGCTTGGCCGTATTGGTAATCGTGCAATCATTTTAGATTGGAAGTTTGGTGATGGCGTAGCAGTTGACGTGGAAGAAAACGAACAGTTATTATTTTACGCAGCCGCAGCCATGCGTACGCCGTTAGTATCATGGGTGTTTGAAGGCGTGACAGAAATCGAATGTGTGATTATTCAGCCGCCAATGATTAAGCGTTGGATAACTACAACAGATCGCGTCAAACAGTTTGAGTTACAACTTGCACAAGCCGTCAAAGCTGCACAAAAAACAGATGCATTAATAAGAGTTGGCGATCATTGCAGATGGTGTAGTGCTAAACCTGTTTGTCCTAAATTTACAGGTGCAGTTGATAGAGCAGTTAACCTACAACTTAAATCGCTTGACGCTGACAAAATAGGTGCTTATTTGGCTAACTGTGATTTATTAGAACAATGGATTACAGACTTACGTGCGTTAGCACATCAGATGTTAGAGTCAGATACGCCTGTGCCAGGTTGGAAGTTGGTCAACAAGCGTGCCACACGTCAATGGGCGAATGAAGACGTTGCAGATGATGTATTATCTAAAGTCATCCCCCAAGATGAATTGTATGTGGCTAAAATGATTTCACCTGCGCAAGCAGAAAAGGTACTCAAGAAGTTAGGCACTAAACTGCCTGATGACTTAGTAGTAGCAGTAAGTAGTGGTAGTACGTTGGCACGAGAAGATGATCCTCGTCCAGCGGTAGTACAAATCGGGAAGCAACTCACCGCAGCCCTTTCTAAAATCCAATAAGGAACAAACAAATGTCTAATTTAACTACATTTTCAGCAGCAAATTTACCTTCAGTAACCGCATTATCTACAGCTTTACGCTCTTTAGAAACCGATGTGGGCGCAGCAGGTGTTGTCATTATCAAGATGGACAAAACAGGTCATTGGGTGTTTGGTGCAGACCAAACTGAAGTCGAAGATGATTCAACTTGGGCAGTCAATCCGTTCTCATTTGTGCATGGTTACATCGCATGGGGCGACGGTGAAGTATTAGGCGAGAAGATGGTGTCTGTATCGCAGCCTTTGCCTGAATTAGAACCTGCACCACCTAATGCCAAGAAGGGTTGGGAAACACAGGTAGGTATGTCAATGAAGTGCGTATCTGGCGAAGATAAAGGCATGGAAGTACGCTATACAACAACGTCAGTTGGTGGCAAGCGTTCTGTACAAGCCCTAGCAGTTGCCATTGCTACACAAGTGGACGCTGATCAGTCTAAGCCTGTACCGATTGTATTGCTGAAGAAAGAGCATTACAGTCACAAGTCTTATGGCCGTATCTACACGCCTATCTTTGAAGTGCAGTCATGGGTAAGCATGGACGTAGAAAGTAAGGAAGAAGCCCCTAAAGAAGTTGAAGCGCCTGCTATTGAAGCGCCAGCACGTCGCAGAAGGGGTGCTTAATATGACTATGCAACTTGAACTTACCGTTGAAGAAATTAACGGTATCTTAACAGCCCTTGGCAAAATGCCGTACGAGTTGTCGCACGCAATCATTGACAAAGTGCGTAAACAAGCATTAGCTCAAATCGATCCTGAAACTATACTCAATGATTCTTTGGATTGACTTTGAGACGCGTAGTCGCTGCGACTTGATTAGTCGTGGCGCCTACAACTATGCTAGGGACATCAGCACTTCGGTGCTGTGTCTTTCCTACGCTTTCGATGACGAGGAGGTGCAGTCTTGGCTTCCTCGCCAACCTTTTCCACAACGCATCATAGATTTTATTGAACAAGGCGGTCAAATTAGGGCGCACAATGCTGCCTTTGAGCGTCTTATCATGTGGTTTGTTTTATGTCCTGAACAGGCAATCCCTGAACCAACACTAGAACAGTTTTATTGCACCGCAACACAAGCACGTGCTAACTGTGCGCCTGGTAGTCTTGAAGATGTTGGACGCTTTGCAAGCTCCAATATGCGTAAGGATCACCGAGGCAATCAGTTGATACGTTTGCTATCTATCCCTAAGTCAGACGGCACGTTTAACAACGACCCTACTTTGATGGCTGAGATGGTTGATTACTGTGAACAGGATGTCCGTACCATGCGTGCGATTAGTAAAGCGATGCGTCAATTGTCCGCCGATGAACTGATGGATTATCATATCAATGAACAGATTAATGACCGAGGCGTGCTTCTTGACAAAGCATTGGCAGAGTCAGCAGTCAAGTATGCTAGTGTTGAGCTAGAAGAAATTGAGCGCATTGTATCTGAAGTAACAGAGGGCGCAATCACTAGCGTGCGTAGTCCCAAGATGCGTGACTGGGTGCTTGAACGTGTTGGTGATCAGGCTAAAAAATTAATGGAGGTTTACAAAGATGGTGAAAAAAAGTATTCAATCGATAAAACTATTAGAGCTAATTTACTCATCCTTGCCGAGGAAAACAATGACGAAGTACCGCCGCAAGTTGCTGACGTTATCCAATGTGCGGACGACCTATGGGCGTCGAGCGTTGCGAAATTTAACCGATTAAAGGATTTAGCCGATGAAGAAGATGACCGAGTTCGTGGCGCGTTTGTGTTTGCAGGAGGAGCAGCGACAGGGCGTGCTAGCAGTTACGGCGCCCAAGTCCATAACTTTACCCGAAAGTCCGCTAAGAATCCTGATGCCGTTAGACAAGCTATGGTTAGAGGCCACGCAATTGTCCCTGCCTTTGGAAGGCGGGTCACAGACGTTCTCAAGTCCATGTTACGACCTGCCCTCATACCCAGTAGGGGACAATCATTAGTCGTTGCTGACTGGTCAGCGGTTGAAGCACGCGTTAATCCTTGGCTATCTAATAGCCCTGCAGGGGTTAAAAAACTTGACATATTTCGGACAAGAGAAGATGTTTACAAAGTAAACGCTAGCGCTACCTTCCATGTACCTATTGATCAAATCACCAATGAGCAACGTCAGATTGGTAAAGTTCAAGAGTTAGCGTGTGGCTTTTCAGGGGGTGTTGGTGCGTTTGCTGCAATGGGGCGTGCCTATGGTATTTTACTGCCTGAAGCTGAAGCCAAGCGCATGGTCAATGGCTGGCGTATGGCTAACCCTTGGGCGCCAACGTATTGGCAAGAACTTGAAAACGCTTACACTAGGGCAATGCGTAATCCTAATCATGAGTTTAGCGCAGGGCGTGTCACATATTTGTACGACGGTCAGCATCTTTGGTATGCACTTCCTAGCGGACGTGTGTTATGCTATCCTTTCGCGCGATTAGAAACCGATGGAGTTAGTTATGCCAAAGCCGCATGGAAACCAGCATCAGACGCAACCGAATGGCCAAGAGGCCGATTGTGGCGAGGACTTGCCTGTGAAAACATCACGCAAGCTGTCGCCAATGATTTATTACGACATTCATTGCGTGAACTGGATGATGTCGTATTGCACGTCCATGATGAAATTGTGGTCGAAACTTGGGAACCTGAAAGCGTAATAGAACAAATGAAGCAGGTCATGTGTACACCACCTGCATGGGGAGAGGGTTTACCCTTAGATATTGAAGTTGACGTAATGACAAGGTATGGAAAGTAAAAAAAATCCCCTAAGGTTAATTAGGGGATATCAATTCACGGAAGGATATTACAATTGCAAAACTTATTAGATTATATTACACAATTAGCGCCACAGGGAGAAACAGCGTTAATTGTCAGACAAAAGCCACAACTTAAAGACGGTCAGATGCAGTTCCACGCCGATGGTGCTATCAAATGCACATGGCCTGCCTATTTACCTAACCAAAAGATGCGTAAGGGTGAGGCGTGGTATGTCAATACTGCATCGTTTATCATTGATCGCTTTGAGGAAGGACGTATATCAGCGTCTGCTGCCAATTGCGAGTTTGTATTGTTTATGATGCTTGATGACATTGGCACCAAGTCTAAGACACCGCCCCTTGCACCGACATGGATACTAGAAACATCAGAAGGTAACTTTCAGTACGGTTACGCGTTTTCAGAGCAACCAACTAAAGGTGACTTTACTGCAGCCGTTAAAGCGATTGCGCAGGCAGGTTACACCGACGCAGGGGCAACCAATGCCGTACGCAATGTGCGCTTGCCAGGGTCTGTGAACCTTAAGCCTGGGCGTAATAACTTTGAAGCTAAGCTTGTGCAGTTTAACCCTACATTTGAGTACACAATAGAACAAATTTGTTCTGCTCTAGGTGTCACGCCTGAACCTGCTGATACGAACCACTATACACCCCTGCGATTGGTAGACAATGGCGGCGACGATGTGTTAGCATGGTTAAACAATCAAGGCCTTATCTTGTCCAAAATTAATGGGGAGGGATGGCTTTCTGTTATCTGCCCTAATAATGGTGAGCATACCGATGGCAATCCCGAAGGCCGTTACAAGCCCCTAGACCGTTCCTACTGTTGTTTACACTCCCATTGCGTAGACTTTGATTCCAAGTCATTTTTAGCGTGGGTGGGTGCCAATGGTGGGCCGACAGTCAATCATGGTTTGCGTGGTGACTTGATTGCTGAAGCAATGAATGTTGCCTTGTCTAAGATTAGCCCAAGTGAAATGTTTACCGACGACGCCGCAGCAGTCATCGCCGAGGTCGAGCGTAAAGAGCTTGGGCGTGTCGAAAAAGCCCAATGGTATGAGCGCTTTGCCTATATCCAAGACGATGAGGCTTACTTTGATATGCAAGATAGACGTGAGATTAGCCGTCAGACCTTTAATGCTCTGTTCCGTCACATAGACTGTAAATCAATACACTCTGGCACACGTATATTGCCAAGCAATTGCTTTGATGAGAACCGTCAAGCGATGGGTGCCAAAGCATTGGTAGGAATCACCTATGCGGCAGGTGAGAGCGTGATCGTGTCACGTGACGGTGATCTTTTTGGTAATCGCTGGCGTGACGCTAGACCCGACGTGTCAGGCGTGAGCGCAAGCGATGAATCCGTTTTACCGTGGTTAGACCATTGCCGTGAGCTTGTGCCTGATACCGAGGAATTAGACCATATACTCAACATTATGGCGTTTAAGGTGCAATATCCTCAGCTCAAAATCAATCATGCCGTATTGCATGGGGGTGATGAAGGGTCAGGCAAAGACACAATGTGGGCGCCGTTTATATGGGCGGTATGTGGTAGTCATTTAAAGAACCGTGGCATCATGGACAATAATTCTATTAACAGTCAATGGGGTTATCAATTAGAGTCCGAGATATTACTTATCAACGAATTAAAAGAGCCTGACGCTGCAGCCCGTAGACAATTGGCTAATCAACTCAAACCAATCATTGCCGCACCGCCAGAGATGTTACCTATTAACCGTAAAGGATTGCACCCGTACCAGATGGCTAACAGGGTATTCGTTTTAGCGTTTTCTAATGACCCCGTGCCGATCAGCCTAGCCTCACAAGACCGTAGATGGTTTTGTATATGGAGTTCTGCCCCTCGTATGAATCCGACTGTAGCAGGGTCACTTTGGGCGTGGTATCGTAAGGGCGGGTTTGAATCAATTTCAGCGTGGTTGCACGCCCGTGATGTAAGTGCCTTTAACCCGTCAGCACCGCCAGCGATGACAGAGTTTAAGACAAACCTTGTTGAACATGGTATGAGTATGGCGGAATCGTATTTAGTTGAAATGTTACGTAACCGTGTAGGCGAGTTTACAAAGGGCGTTATAGGCTCACCATTTCATAGCCTATGTGACCGTTTGGCGGGTGCTGCGCCTTCAGGTGTCAAAGTGCCACAATCCGCGCTCTTACACGCTTTAAAAGAAGCGGGATGGGTTGATTGTGGACGTATTAAGTCGCGTGAGTTTGATACTAAAAAGCATATTTTTGCCGCCCCAGAACTTGCCAATTTATTGAGCAAGTCAGAGCTTAGACGTGCATTAGAGGATATTCCAACGCCTCAAATGGTTAAAATTAAGTAAAAATAAAGCCCCGATTAAGGGGCTTTTTAGTTATTGGTTGATGGGTTATAAATCAAATAGTGCAATCATTACGAAGATTACAAGCGCGACAATAAGGGCGTGTATCATTTTAAACCTCCGCCAGTTCATAAACTAATTCATAATTACGAACTAGAAAACCCTCTGATGGCGTTACCATGTAGGATTTAAGTTCATTTTCGCCACCATTACAATAAAAGAAAATACGGTCATCGGGAACGCCAAAAGAATCGTTGCCCCAATCACACCCATCATCGTTTTCATAATCAACGCCAGCATCGCCAAAACTAAAATAATATCCATCTATCATTTCGCCGTCATTCCAAGTTATATCTGCAAATGCGCCTATTGGGTTTTTCATTGTGTTACTCCTTCGCTATATATTTCGATAAATTCATCGCCGTAATAGACACTATAACCAGCTTCTACAATAGCTTCGCAAACCACTTGAAACGCCATATCTAAACCGTCTTTTAAAAAGTCAGGCGTAGGCAATTCAATGCCAAGTGACTTTTCCCATACTTCCAATATTTCATATGCTTTATTTGCGTAATCTTCGGGCGTACCGTCTTTATCATCGTCACAAAACCACGCGGCGAAATGTGTGTACTCAATGGGTTCAAAATCGGGTTGAATTTCGTAAAATGTAGCCATGTTATAAAGTTCCTTTAAATTGTTCAGTTGAAATTGTGTATATGTCCTCAATCAATGCTTTAACGATAGACATTTTTTGTTCTTGTGTGAGATTTTGTAGGCTTAATAATGCTTGATTGTATTCACAATAAGCAAGCCCGTGTTTAGCTACTTCTTGAAGTAATGACATATTAAAACCCTCCTGTACGATAGACATAAACAAGCGCCAATAGCGCGCCCAATGATGCGGATACAATTCCGCCGATGATGTAATCCCATTTATTTGGTGTTTTCATGGTTTGCTCCTTAGCAAGTGTATAAAGTTTCTAAAGCATCATCTAAGTTCAATGAATCGGTGTTATACGATTGGATGGATTTAGCACCCCACCAAAAGCCCTCAACTTGTTTTGTGCGGGTGTTAATCCATATATTAGGACCACCAAACGCAACAAGAACACGTGCGCCTAAATATTCTTTCTTTGAGCTAACAACATATTCAATGTCTAAGACATCGGATAAATAGTCTAATCCGTCGATAAGTTCACCCTCAGACGCGTCTAAATATGCTTGCGCTTCTTCTTCGGTTTTAAAATTCTTATCTTCAAACTTATTCCATGATTCAATATTACGGATATACCAAGGGAATTCCTCGTTTTCGTTTTCATCGTCAATAATTTCAAGGTTATCTTTTGAATAATATCCGTTTTCAATATTGTTAACGATATGTGCTACTTGTTCTTCCAATCTGTTTTGATCATTTGTTGACATAGTTTAGTTTCCTTTAGTTTAGTGAATTGATGTACTACAATTACACTGTATCAAATACTGTTGCACTTGTCAAGCGTTATTTGTAAAATAATTGTTTGTACCCAAAATGCGGACTAATTGTGGGCAATAATGTGGACTAGGCAAAAACACCTAAGAGGCTTGCTGGGCTTGCAAGTGGATATTGTGGATAATTATTTAATACCTATTCAATTAAAAGTTATATATTACAGTAATGTGACAGTCTATGTGAGCGACTGAAAACGACTAGTCCATATTGCCCATTTGACCCACATCTGCCAACGACGTTGCCCACGCTAAAAGTTCACAGCTCCCATGTGGATAATGTGAGCAATTAAAAACTAATAGCCCACAATGCCCACATGATTACGGCACCCAAGCAAACGATACCAATTAAAAACCCATTGTCCACATAGCCCACATTGCCCACGCCACACGCTGACACCCGTCAGCAAAAAGCAAAAAGCTTGGGGGGTGGGGGTAGGGGGGTACAGGTCATTTGCCTGGGGGTTGTTGCTGACGGAGGCTTTACGAACAATTTTTTTATTTTATAGAAACAAGAAATATGCTAATATCGCATCATGTTCGATAATTTCCAATCCTTTCCTTATGAGGTGCGCAAGCTCGAAGCAACTGAAGCACGGCTTGAGCGCATCTACACGGCTGCACGTTTAGGGTTGAAAGGTGATAGCCTAGCGCTAGCATCTGGAATGTTACCTACTGAATACCGCCAACTGACCCAATTAGATCCCATTGCTGAAATGGCAGAACTTAAAGGGCGCGCAGACGGTGAGCAAGAAATGGCTGGCGTACTGCGTGACGCGGCGTTGGCAGGTGATGCTAAGTCAGCGCTTGAAGTGTTAAAGCACCAACATGGTTGGGTGGCTAAACAGCAGTTGTCAATTGACGTCGAGCAACGTATCTCAATTACGCAGGCCTTAGAGCAAGCGCAAAACAGAGTGATTGAAGGCGTGTTTACAGAAGTGCAGGCTCAACCGATGATCCACGTTAAACCCAAACAGACGGCTTAATGCAAACAACTATTTATTCAGCACAAGATGAGATGGAGTTAATGGCACGGTTGTGGAGTCCAGCGATTAAGGACAATCCACTAGCGTTTGTGATGTATTGTTACCCTTGGGGTGAAAAGGGTACTCCCTTAGAGCATTTCACAGGCCCACGCAAATGGCAACGAGAGATCTTGTTAGACATTGCAGAGCATATTAAGCAGAACCAAGGCAAGGTGGACTTTGACGTATTGCGTGAATCGGTGGCGTCTGGTCGTGGTATTGGTAAGTCGGCGCTAGTCAGTTGGCTTGAGCATTGGATGCTGTCCACCAGGATTGGTGCAACGATTATTGTGTCGGCTAACTCTGAGTCACAGCTCCGTTCAGTCACATGGGCTGAGATAACCAAGTGGTTAAGTATGTCGATCAACTGCCATTGGTTTGAAGTATCAGCAACACGGGTGATGCCTGCCAAATGGTTGACAGAACTTGTTGAGCGTGATTTGAAGAAAGGCACCCGTTACTGGGGGGTTGAAGGGCGACTGTGGTCGGCTGAGAATCCTGACGCATACGCGGGGGTTCACAACTACGACGGGGTAATGGTCATCTTTGACGAAGCGTCAGGTATTGATGACTCCATTTGGTCGGTGACAAGCGGGTTCTTTACAGAGAATACGCCGAACAGGTTTTGGTTAGCGTTTAGTAACCCACGGCGTAATAGTGGGTA